ATTACCTCCGGGACTTCCTGTGCGGCCTGCATCTGCTCCAAGAAATAAATTATTATTTCCACTTGTCACTGCAAAACCTGCTGTTTGTCCGACACAGGTGTTTTTAGCTCCTGTACAAGCCGCTAATGCATAAGAACCTACTGCTGTATTGTCATCACCACAGTTTGCTGATAAAGCGCCATACCCCAAAGCCGCGTTAGCCGCACCATCATCAGTACCATCACCTGCAAGAGCGCCTACGAATGTGTTGTTTGCGCCTGTGGTTACTGATGCACCTGTGTCTTGCCCCACTGCTGTATTGCCTGCGCCTGTGGTGTTTGCGAATAAAGCTGACTTACCAACGGCTGTGTTGTTGTCTGCTGTGGTGTTGTTGTATAAAGCTAAACGACCATGAGCAGTATTGTTACTTCCAGTAGTGTTATACCTCAAAGCATTTGAGCCTGAAGCAGTGTTTAAAGTACCTGTGGTATTAGCGGCTAACGAAGCGGAACCTATAGATGTATTATCTGCGCCTGTGGTGTTTACATATAAAGATTGAAAGCCCACTGCTGTGTTGTTAGAAGCTGTTGTGTTGTACCTCAAAGCCTCTTGACCCACAGCAACATTACTAGCACCAGTCGTGTTTACAAATAAAGCTATAGAACCTACTCCTGTGTTCCCTGAACCTGTAGTAGACGCAGTTAAAGCACTCCAACCCAGAGCAGTGTTGTTCTCACCAGTAGTGTTCGCGTCTAAAGTAGTAGCACCCAGTGCGGTATTCTGTGAGCCTGTGGTGTTAGCGTTTAAAGCATTCGTACCGACTGCGGTGTTGTTAGATGCTGTTGTGTTGTACCTCAAAGCCTCCGTACCTACGGCGGTATTGTTAGCGCCAGTTGTGTTTACAAATAAAGCTATAGAACCTACTGCTGTGTTGTTAGATGCTGTAGTAGAAGCAGTTAAAGCACTCCAACCAAGTGCAGTGTTGTTCTGTCCAGTAGTAATAGCATCACCTGCAAGACCACCGATGAGGGTGTTTTGGATGCCTGTGGTTACTGCGGCTCCTGCGCTCCTACCTATTGCTACGTTGTATGCGGAGGTTGGGCTAGTGAAATTCTGACTGGCTAACGCATTTCTACCTATTGCGATACTAGAAGAACCTTGAGTATCCGCGCCCAAGGCATCTCTTCCAAGGGCGGTATTGTCCGCACCAACGGTGAGAGCGTCACCAGCAGCTTCGCCCACCAAGGTGTTAGAATCGGCTGTAGTTACTGAGGCTCCTGCTGAGTATCCTACAAATGTATTCACAACACCCGTAGTAATCGCAGTACCTGCTTCATCGCCTACGACAGTATTATAATTACCACCGCTTGCAATGCTGTTACCTGCGTTGACACCTAGTCTTAGGTTGCTTGTGCCTGCTGTGCTTGTGATTATATCACCGCTAAACGTAGCCGCACCCGCATCACTGATGACCAATGGGAAAGTGTTATCAGTCACATTGCGAATTACAAAACCATTGTTAGTTACACCTGACTGACCACCACCAACAGCAAAAACTTTAGCACCTGCTCCATTTGTAAATGTTATATGTGTTGCTTCGCTTGTCGCGGTGTTACCTGCAATAGCTATTTTTCCACTAGCTCCACCACTTCCAGTAGCTATTGTAGTACCAACAGTAAGCGTACTCGCCATATCCACAGCACCATCAATGTCCACAACATCAAGGTTAGTAGTTCCATCAACGTCTATGTTGCCTGAAACAGTTAAGCTACTTGGGTTAGTACCAAGTTCAACAATGCTACCACCGTTGTCCTCAGTAAATAATCGTTTGTCAGCTACGTTGACCGCCAGTTCACCCTGTACAAGATCGCTTGCTGTTGGGACGGCAGAAGCAGTTGAACTATTTTTTGTTACAATTTTTGTTGCCATAATAATATACCTTTAGTATGTGCCGCCATCAAGCGTACCAGTAGTCATGTTGCTTGCGTTTAAAGTTGAATTAGATTGTAAAGCTGAGTTTGCTAGAACCCCTTGTGCCGCTGTAGCATAGTCAGAGGAAGAAAATGCTTTAACTTGAGCAAGATTAGTTACCTCACTATCCATTAAAGCCCCTGCCGCTGTGACATTTGTAGCGTCAGTGACATCCGCACTTGTTTCAATACCGTCAAGCTTAGTGCCGTCTGTAGCAACATCACGACCATCAAAAGTGCTGTTGGTTGTAATAGCGCCTGTCATTGCACCACCTGACTTAGGTAATGCAGAGTCAGCAGTTGTTCCCTGTGCCGCTGTAGCGTATGCGCTAGACGCTGTAGTCGCCGCTGTGCCTAAACCTAAGTTAGTTCTAGCGGAACTAGCACTAGCTAAGTCGGACAGGTTGTTAGCCTTTAGAGCCGCTGATGCTAATGTACTTGCGGCATTAGATGCACTTGTAGCGGCATTTGTAGCACTTGTAGCCGCACTAGTAGCACTATTAGCGGCATTAGTTTCCGCTGTCTCTGCATTGGTCTCAGCGGTCTCAGCATTGGTTTTAGCTGTGGTAGCCGCTGTTGCGCTAGTAGCCGCACTAGTTGCTGATGTGCTTGCCTCAGATGCCTTAGTAGTGGCTGTAGAGGCACTGGTGCTTGCTTCAGATGCCTTTGTAGTTGCAGTGGATGCGCTAGTGCTTGCTTCGGATGCTTTAGTTGTAGCTGTAGTGGCTGACGCTGTTGCACTAGTTGCACTTGATGCCGCATTAGTCTCCGCAGTTTCTGCATTAGTTTCAGCAGTCTCTGCCGCTGTTTTAGCAGTTGATGCGGATGTTGCACTGGCCGCACTAGCTGTCGCACTGGATGCACTGGAAGTAGCACTGGATGCGGAAGCTGATGCACTTGTTGCCGAATTAGTAGCGGAAGTGTTTGCCTCAGATGCTTTTGTTGTAGCAGTGGATGCGCTTGTGCTTGCCTCAGATGCTTTTGTTGTAGCCGTAGATGCTGATGCTGTTGCACTGGTTGCACTGGAAGCCGCATTTGTTTCAGCAGTCTCAGCGTTTGTTTCAGCAGTTTCTGCGTTAGTCTCTGCTGTTTCTGCGGCAGTTTTAGCAGTCTCAGCCGCTGTCTTGGCTGTGGTAGCCGTTGTTGCACTGGATGCGCTAGTTGTTGCACTGGCCGCACTTGCGGTTGCAGAGGTAGCACTAGCTGTTGCACTTGCTTCTGCGGCTATAACTGATGCGGAAATACCTGATGCACTAGTGGCCGCTTGTGTTGCTGACTCACTTGCACTTACAGCACTTGCCGCTGATTCACTTGCTTTAGTAGTAGCTATCGCGGCTTGCTCTGTTACAGCGAGAATAGTAGCGTCTGTATTGGAATCACCAGAACCACCATCGCCTCTAAATATAGCCATTAATAACTCCTACGAAAACAAACAAAAAGGAAAAGGGGAAAGGGGACTCCTAAGAATCCCCTTAAGTGTATTAGCTTATTGAACAGCTAGTACGAATCCTGCTTCAGGACGCATTACTTGACAACCGTAAAGCGTATCAGCAGTGTATAGAGTTCCCAAGAACTCCTGCTTGTATTGAGTTTGTGAACGAACAGCTTGTTGCTCTGCAAGAACATTAGTGTCCTTGTGGATCAACTGTGCGCCACGGATAGAAGCACCGCCAGTCGTATCAATGACAGGTACGTTAGTAGATACAAACACATCAACGCCATAAAGATTACCAATCTTGCCAGTCTCTACGCCTTTGCCATTAACAAAGTCAGTAGAAGTGTAGCGATCAATACCCATGATAGCGTTACGTAGTGAAGGAGGAACAATAAAGCTACGTCCGTCCATTGGTACGTCTGCATCATCCATCTTTTGAATCAAAGCACGGAAAGCACCGTCAGTGAAATCCTTAACGTCAGCGGCTCCGTCAGCATCAAATGCTTCCAAAGCACCTGCTGATGTAATCTGGAATGCCGCGTTGTGTACCCATGAAGAACCGTCACCGTTTCCGAAAGACTTACCTAGAGTAAACAGATCATCGTCAACCTGCTTTGCTAGACCATAGCCTGCATCACCAGTGTAGAACTGACGTAGAGAAGCTAGAGCCTGTACTTCGGTAATGTCCTCAATCAAACGAGAAAATTCAAAGTGCTTGTTAATGTTAATCAAAACTTCTGACTCAACAGAGTTCTGGATGGTTACTGCGGTATTAGCCGCTTTAGCGTGTGCTGAACCACGAGTAGGCTTAGGAACGTGAATGGTATCACCTTTCTTGCCTGTCATGCTCATTTTTTTTACAAGGTTAGCCAAAACAAGATTAGTCTTGTATGCGGCAATTACTTCGTCACTCCAGATTTCTGGAATGAATTTAGCGGCAGAAGTGTTATCTACTGCTCCTCCCATTGCGGGATATACTGATGTAGCCATGATAAAAGTCCTATAATAAGATTAGTTACGGACTCTCCCTTCTTGATACGCTTGCATGATTTCATCAGACAAAGACATATATCGGTCAGGATCGTCCTGCATAAGTTTAATAATGTCTGAACGTCTATAGACTTTACGAGAGGATGCCTCACCGCTTCCTTTAGCCCCACCTGTGGATGCTTTTTTCACGGCTTGTTTTCTACTCGCTTTCTCATTCACCACAGTTTGATCTACTGCTTGTTGACGTTCCTTCCAGTTAGTGAAAAGTTCATCAGCGGCTTCGTGATCATAATGTTGATCTGCTTGTATGAAAAGCTGTGTCCGAATCTTTGATCCTTTTATCCATTTAGCAAACTTATCGTCTTGTAAGATGTCACCCATATCAGGATGGCGTTCTTGCAAAAGATTCTTTGCTGTTGTTTGTCTATACTGCTGAGTAACAGCTTCAGCTTGTCTAATAGAAGGATGATTCTTAATAGCTTTATCTACTGCTTTATCTGGATCAGAGAAAAAATCTATTTCTTCTTCAGGTTGTTGATTTTGTTGCGTGGTGTCGAGTTGTGTCTGAATGTAACTATCAACAACGTGTCGCAGTTCCCCTACTTCTGAACTCTGTCGGCCTAATAACTTCTCAGCCTCTTGATGCATCCTTACAATTTCAGCCGTACTTTTTCCTTTGTACTTCTCAGGGATTTCTTCTGCTTGTT